TTAGAGCTTCAGCGCGTGCTCGAGCAGGCCGATCATGTCGGGGCCGTCCTGGTTGATCCACTTGCCGTAGTGGCGCCAGATCATGGCGGTGGACGTGTGGCCCATCTGGTCAGCGATCCAATCCAGCGGCACCACACCGGACGTCAGCAGTTGGCTGGCATACGTATGCCGGCAGTTGTTCGGCCCGCGGTACCGAACGCCCGCTTTCTCCAGGTGAGGCTTCCACCAACGCTGCAGCAGGATGTCGGAGCTGGTGTGCGCCGCTCGGGTGGCCGAGTTGTGAAAGACAAACCTGACCATCTGTCGCTTTTTGGTCTTGTTGTCCCGGTCGGTGACCTCGATCTCGACGGGCGGCAGGTTGGCCGTCCGCGCCTTCTGCTCCCGTAGCGCCTCCAGGGCTGGCTTCAGCAGCCGAATCTCCCGCGTCGAGCGGCGGGTCTTGGTCACCTTGTAGTGGCTGCGCACCTGCGATCGCCGGAAACGCACCGTACCGGCCTCGAGGTCGACGTCTTCCCAGGCCAGGGCAATGGCCTCTGATACGCGTGGCCCGGCCCACATCATGAACTGTGCGAGGGCGACCTCCTGCCGGCGGTCTGTCTCGACGCCCAGGATGGCGGCGATTTCCTTTCGATCAAACGGATCCGCTTCATCCGGGTCCGGCAAGCGCACGGTGATGCCCTCGGTCGGGTCATGCGACGAACGGTTGCGGGTGCGGTAGAGCGTGAACACCTGGCCAAGGATGCTGATGATTTCGCGCACCGTCTTGTTGTGCAGCTTCACCATGAGGTCGGTTTGCACCCATGCCTGCAGGTCCAGGTGGTCGACCTGGTCGGCCTGGTGGGCGCCCCAGCGTGGGCGAATATGTGTCTCCACCTTGCTCTTGTGGGTGCGGAAGCCAGACGGGGCCAGCTCGTTGCGTTTGATTTCGAGCCACAGGTCCAGGTAGTGGCCCAGGGTGTTGGTCTGCACCCTGGGAGAGTTCGGGAAGTGCCTGCTGTAGCTGAACGTCCCGTGCTTGATTTCGTAGTTGATGATGCCGGCCAGCCGCTCGGCATTGGCCACGTTCTCCGGTGTTGCGTCACCCGCTACAGCCTCGCGGCACAGCTCGCCCTGGTAGCGGAAGTAAACCCTGATCCGGTTGCCCCGGACCTCCACGCCATCTGCCATCTTCTTTCCCTGGTCTACAACGAATGGCCACGCTATCAAGCTGGCAAAAGAAAGGCCCGCAAGCGGGCCAAGAACTGTGGGGCGCCTTTTCTAGCGCTGATGCCACTGCCTACGCATTTCCTCGACCAGCTGCTCGACGGCGCTTTCGCCGCGACGCTGGAGCTTTTCCCGTAGCTCGGCCACTTTCTCCGGCGTGGTGTACCCACGCTGGAGCCAGTACCGGGCTTCGCATTCCAGCATGTGCTGGCGGTCGGCCGGATCAGTCATGGAGCGTTGTTCTCCCCGCAGTTCGGGCAGTCGCTGTACACCTGCGACGCGCTGAGGAATCGGCCGCATCCTCCGCAGTTCTGCGCAGCCTGCTTAGCTCGCCGTCGTGCTGGTTTCGGTAACGCGATGCCGGATTGGGCCTCAGCCTGCTTGTGATCAAGCTGCGCAGCTCGAACGACAGGACGCGATCGCTCCACGATATAGCCGCATGGCCACAGCTCGAACCCTTGGCGCTTGTGGCTGGCAGCGTCAGACGCTGCGGGGTGGATTGCATCGTCGAGGTTTGAGGTCGGTCCTTTGCCTCCGACCCACACAAGGTCGTTGCCGTCCCACTCGCGTGCGTAGGACACATAGACGCGGCGGTCTTCGTCTCGGTAGGCCTCCGCTTCCGACCTCGTCAGGTATTGGCAGTCGACGCCGATTTCCGCCAGGCGCCGCACATAGGAAACGGGCCAGGGCAGGTCGGTATCGCGGTTCTCGAACTTCTTCAGCGCGCGATCGAGGGTGAATTGCTCGGCCTGGTCCAGGTTCGAGGTATAGCCGCCGCCGATGCTCCAGAACATGGCGCGAGTACCGGTGTTGCTGCGACTGTCCTGCAGATAGTAGAGGTCAGACATGGCGCACCTCCTGCCCGGGCAGGCTCATAGCCATGGCCAAGGGGCGGACCCAGACCGGAACGGCGCTCAGGGAGAATGTTTCGCCCATCTCGTTGAGCATCAGGGTGCTGAGCATCACGTCGGCGATTGCTTTGCCGGCCTTGCGTGGTACCGCGTTGCCAATTCGCTCGCGCCAGGCACCATCGTTGTTGCCATGCAGGACGAACTGCTCGCCGACCAGCTCCAGCGCCCCAGTCTCCTGGTTCGGCTGCCAGATGTCCTCGGGGTCGAACATAGATTGCAGCGCGGCCAGTTCCAGCGTGGTGAATGGGCGATTCCAGGTATTCGATGGGCTGCGGATGACGCAGGTGAGGCGGTCCGACAGAGCCGGCATGCGGGTATCAGCGACGGACCATCGTCCATTGTCGTGGCGGGCATTCGCCGAAACCGCGCCGGTGTTGCCCTTCCAGTCAACGACGCCATAGTGACCCCCGGTGAGGTAGGCATCGCCCTTCTGGCGATCGAGAACGCGAGGGTCAGCCACGGATTGCCACCCGCCCTGTACTCCTTTGCCGCCGGCAATGATGGTGCCTGCGGCTCGATCGAACGGGACGACCCGGAAGTTGCCAGAGTGGCGATTCCAGTCGGGGCGCGGGTCGGCGACGCTGAACGTACCCTGGCCGGGGCTGCGTTGGCCGGTCACCACGCCGCAATGGCGTTCCCAAGGCACCACACCGAATTGTGCGTACTCGGCCATGCTGGTGGGTCGAGGGTCCGCTACAGAGTAGTTGCCGTTCGTAGGGCCGCTGCGGCCGGAGATGGTGCCAGTGGAATCCTCCCAGCGGTTCACGCCCAGGTAACCAGCCTGGTACTCCGGCACGATCAAGAAGTCACGCAGGAAGCCGTCCTCGACGGCGAAGCGGTTGAGCGACCGCCAGTCTTTGCCTGGTTCGACCAGGGCGAGGCGAACCCAGGTTTTCCAGTGCAGAGCCGGTACCCGATGCATCGGGCCAGCAAGATCGATGTCGCCGGCGAGCGGCATGCGTCCCAGCACCTCACCTACTCCGCGCAGACGATGTATCTGAGGCTGATACAGGAACGCCTGTACCTTCTCGACGTGTCGCGCGACCAACAGGAAGCGCTTGCGGCTCTGCGCCAGGCCAGCAATTTCCCCACAGTCGTGGACAGTCTCGTTCACGGCATAGCCATAGTGGGCGAACAGCTTGACGATCTGGTCCAGCAAGTGGCGGCCGCGGGATGCCAGCCGCGGTACGTTCTCGAAAACGATCAGGCTTACGGGGTTGTGCTGCCATGCCTCAAGCATCAGCCACACACAGCGCAGCGTCAGCTCGTTGAGGGCCTGGTACTTCGGCGTCACGCTCATGGACTCCGGGAGCAGCCCCGAAGCGCCCTTGCAGGGGCTAGAAATGAACACGGCGTCCGGGTCCTCGTCGCCTGCTGCGCGACGGATATCGTCGACGGTAGCCTCGCTCCATCCAGCTGGCGGCTCTTTGCCGTGGAAGGCGGTGTACTGCTCGCGGGTGAAGAGGTCCTTCAAGGTGCCTTGCACGCCGGTGAACTTCTCGAAGTCGGCAAGCCCTGCTGGGTCTATGTCGACGCCACCGACACAGCGCCAGTTGCCAAGCATGCGGGCTATTTGCAGAGCACTGTCATTGAAACCAGCTGCGCCCGAACCCAGACCGCAGCAGAAACCGAAGTGTGTGTAGGTGCGTTTAACGAGCATAGCGGCGGCCTCCCTGCGATTTCTTGGCGGCGATGTTGTCCATGTAGGTGGCCCACTCGGCCTGCTTGGTCTTCTGGCGAATGCGGCTGCAGCGGGCATGCTTGCGGGTCGAGCGGGCCTTGCCGCAGATGTCGCAGATGCTGGACAAGTCGAGGCGTTTGCTGGCCATGGTTGGGCGCTCACGCATGAGGCACCTCTCGGGTCGAGAACTCGACGAGCCATTGACGCGCGCCACCCTCCGGTACCTCACCGTTGCGGTCGCCATTGTTGGTGTCGTACAGGGTGTGGCCGATGAATACGTCGCGGGCCCCCAGCTCCTGGAACCACTTGGCCACTGTGGTGGAGTCGTTGAAGTCGGCGTCCCAGATGTACAGCGCTGCCGTCCAACGGTTGCCACTGCGCCAGATAGCAGCGCACTCGCCCAGCGAGCCAGCAGTCGGGCAGCCGCCGCCAGTCATTTGCTCCTGAATCTGCTCGCAGGTAATCGGTGGTGGTGTCTGCTCTGCTGGCTGTTCGGCCAGCAGAGCCTCAATTCCCTTGAGCTGTTCCTGGGCTCCGATAACGTAGGCCGGATCGAAGCCGTAGCCGCGCTGTCCGCAACCGGCCAGCCAGATGACCTTCTGGCAGGCATCCAACTCGCGGTGGATCTTCTGGAGCTGCTCGACTGAGACGAGGCGCAGGTCGGCTGCGGGCGTGGTAGCCTTCTCCGTGCTGACTTCTTGGGGGTTCACTTGCATGGTGCTTCTCCTTGGGGTTGGTCAGGCCCTGCCGGGTTGCCGCCCGGCGGGGCCTTCTTTTATGCGGCGACGTAGCCGCCTGGGGTCTTGTGCAGCACGCCGCTTTCGGCTGCCTGCTGCAGGAGCCTGGTGGCCTTGCTGCTGCCTATCCGCAGCTCCTTCGCCACTTGCCTCACCGCCACCTTGGCGCCGCTCTCTGTTCCGGCGATGAGTTGCTGAAGCAAAGGCGGCAGGCCGTCATCGGCGCCCAGTTCCGGGGACGTTTCCGCGCGGTGTTCGCCGCGTTCCTCTGGCTGTTTCTGTTTCCCGGTTGCTGCTACCGGGGAGCGTTCCGCTGTGGATGCGGGGCGGAGCGCGGAGAGAATCAGGGCGGGGACCACTTCCAGCGCGGCGGCGAAGCCGAGGCAAAGAAGGGTGGCCAGCCCCAGGGGCAGGCCCGCTGCCTTGGTTGTCTTCGCGAGCAGGGCTGTAAGCTCCTGAGAGGCGATATCTCGGCGAACCTGAGCGTCGCCACGCTCCGAGTCGATTCGAGCCATAGAGGCCGTTTCCAGCTCCAGCGCGCGGGTGACCATGCCTCGATCGCGCAGCGCGTTGGCCTGTTCGCGGATGGCGACTGCCTCGGCGTCCAGATGCTGGATGCGGGCGGCATCGGCGTCGCGCTGCTCGACCAGGTCGGCCTGGCGCTGTACCTGGCGCGCCTGGTGCTCCGCGCGGCTGGTGACGATCGAGGTCATGAGGCGGTCGTAGCTGGCCCAGGCGGAGACGCCGCCCAGGGCGATGGCGCTGCTCATCATCAGCAGTGCGCATAGGGTGCGGCGCATCTCCAGCAGGCCGAGCGCGAAGGGCCAGGCGATGTACTTGAACAGGTCCAGGACTACCGCCGCCGACGCGAACAGGACCGCCAGCAAGGTGTTCTCGATGAGTGCGGCGATCGCCAGCGCCACGGAAGTGGCGGTCACGCCTACCAGGGCTGTGACCATTGCCAGCAGGGCCCAGCGGTGCTGCTGAAGTTGGTGCATGGTGCTTCTCCTTGGGGCAGGCCCTGGTGAGTTGCCGCTCGCCGGGGCCTTCTTTCGTGCTTGAGTCAGGTGAGCTTCATCGGCTTGCCATCGACCAGGACGTAGAAATGCACGTCCCGCAGCGCATACACCCCACCAGGGCCACCGTGGACGACGAAATTGTCGTAAGGCGGCTTGCCGACGCGGACCTTGAAGAGCTTCTCGGTCTGGTGTGCGTATTTGCTGGTCTTCCTAATGCGGGCGTAGAGCTGCTGGCCTTGCGGCAACTGACCAAACGGCCCGTGGGCAGCCTCGAAACCGAGCCAGGCATTGCGAGTTTCCAGCGACAGGAAACTGTTGCCGTCGTCAGTCATAGCCAGGTCGTAACCGCGAGGCTCTGCCCAGTCCTGGAAAGCCAGTTGCAGGTTCAGCTGCTCGAGCATGACTTCACCTCCGCGAGTTCCAGTTCGTCGAAGCAGGGCAAGCCCACACTGGCAACCAGAACGCGCATGCCACACCAGCCGTACTCGCTCCCGCCCTCTTCGCCGCCCCAGCCCTCGCCACTGCGCAGCTCGGCGGACTGCCGCTTGGCCACCCACTCAGGCACTGGGCCAAAGCTGGCCCCCCCGTCTCGCAGGAACGTGCAGATGGCTTCCTGGCCAAAGAGTTGAATGGCCGTCTTGACCACGTCGCCATCGCACTGGTCAAGGCGATCCTCGCTGTTGGTCCAGAAGTCGTTGATCAGCTTCGCGCGCTCGGGCGTCAGGACCGCGTGATTGACTTCAAGGGTTACCTCGTAGTCCTTCCAGGTGTCTTTGACGATGTAGCGCTTGATGCCTTCGACGCCTTCAGCGTTGTCTGCTGCGTTCTGTTGTTCTTGCATGGTGCTTCTCCTTGGGGGCGCCCAGGCGTTGCCGCGCCGGGGCGATGGGGTCAGTAGTGGGTTGGTGCCGCGTGGGCCATTGCGACATGGCTCCAGGCCATATCACTGATAAGACAGTGAGCGTCGTGCTGGGCTTTGCGGTCGTCGGCCATGGGGAATAGGTCGGACAGAAAGTCGACCAGGACGCGGAGCTGGGCGTGGTTACGGGCGGCGTCCGCGGGGAGTCCGTTGTTGGTTTCGGCCTGCATGCTTTGGACGTAGGCGCCGACGTGGCCGAGGCGGTACATCAGCTGCTCACGGCTCTCCTGCACCTTGACCAGGAACTCGCTGAAGTCTCCGATGTGCAGGTCGTACAGAGCCTGGATGGCCTGGCTTTTGTCAGCAGTCCGCGGCTGCCAGTGGAGGTGGATATTGACGATGCGGCGGTTGATGGTCTCGAGTTCGCCCCCAACGAAGGCAAGGGCACCCTGGAACCGCACCCCAGCGACCACCGGGTCACTGGTCCGCCGAGCGATGGCGCCGCCCGAATAACACTCACTCAGGGCGTTCCAGTCGTAGCCGTCATGTCCAGAGTGCCCTTCTTCCAGCACGACAGGGCGGTTCACTGCACGGGCCAGGATGGCCAGCAGAGCGCCCATGCTGCAGGTGCTCAGGCTGCGATTCTCGGCATCGCTGGAGCCGACGAGTTTCCACAGGTTTGCCACCAAGGTGGACTTCCCCACGCCGGCATTGCCGGTGATGTTCAGGATTGGATAGGTGAGTTGCAGCTCGCGGATGCGCTGTGCATGGAAGGCGCCTGCCCACCACGCGAGTGCGACCAGGCCCGATGGACCGAAGGCGGTGATGAACAACTCGAGCCATTTCGGGGTTTGCTTTTGCATGGTGCTTCTCCTTGGGGTTGAAGACAGGGCGTTGCCGCGCCCTGGTCAGGCTTCGAATACCCAGCACTTCACCGTGCTGGGCTTCGTGAACATGCTGTTGTTGCTGGCCTGCTGACTGCGCACGGCGCTGTCGACGGCCTTGTATTCGATGAACTTGTGCCGGCGGGACTCCTTCAGCAGGTCGCGCAGGGTCGAGGCGTCGGCCACCTTCTGGCGGTGCTCGGCGGCGAGCTTCACGAACTCGTTGAGGTTGATGGCGATGGTTTCCGGCTTCTTGCTGTGGTTCAGCACGGCGCCTTCGTGGGTGTTCTCCAGGTACTCGAACACTTCCCAGAATTCCGCGACCTCCGGGGCGTCGGCGTTGACCGCCGCCTGCCGCTCGAGGGCCATGGTGAGTAGGGCCTGCTGGGCGCAGGTGTGCTGGTTGTCGGTGAGCGGCACCACCAGGCGCAGGGCGTCGACCAGGGCCATCAACATGGCGTGGTTGAGGATCAGGCGTTCGATGCGGATTTGCTTGAGGCCGCGCAGGTTGGCCATGTGCACCTTGATCCGCTCGCGGAAGCACTCCATCACCTTGCCTTCGGCGCGGATCGCCTTGAGCAGGAAGTGGCTCACGTCCGTGACGCTCAGGTGGTTTAGGTTGTCGGCCGCGGCCTGGCTCTCGCGGGTAATGTCCGGGCGGGTGAAGTGCAGCTTCACGATGCGGGTCATGATCGCTTCGGAGGCCACCACGGTGGCGTTCTGGCTCATCACCAGGGAGCCACGGAAGGGCGGCTCGTAGGTTTCGTTGCCGGCGGTCTTCTGGCCCGTTACACCCAGGGAGCGGCCGTTGAACAGCGGCTTGAACTCATCCCAGTCGAAGGCCTTGGCGGAAGCGCCGGAGCGGCTGTTGTCGCTGCGGTCGGCCTCGAGCAGCACCATCGGCATGTTCGAGAGCTGGGTCAGCCAGCGGCGCAGGCCTGCCTTGGTCATCTTCGACGGGTCCTGGCCTTCCTCATCGGCACGGCCCAGCAGCTTCCAGAGGAACGTGATAAGCGTCGACTTGCCCGCGCCGGCCTCGCCGGTCGCTTCCAGGAAGGGGAAGGACTGGAACTCAGCGCGAATCTGCTCGGCAAACAGTGAGCCGAACCAGAACGCGAGCGCGATGAGGCCCTTGCTGCCGAAGCAGATCCACAGCCAGTCGAGCCACTGGCCCTTGTATTCCTTTTCGTCGGTGCCGATCTGCAGCTTGATGGAGCGCTGCAGGGTCTTCAGGCGCAGCTTCTGGAACTCGAAGTAGTCCTCGGCGTTCGCCTTCTCCAGCACGCCGCCGCGTACCGCCACGTCGCCCAGGACGTAGCACTGGTAATCCCGGCTGTAGCGAGGTAGTCGATGGTGGCCACGGTCTTCAGGCCGGTCAGCTGGAGCTTCATGATCTGATCTAGCTGGTTGCCGCTGCCGGTGTAGATTGCGCCGGCCGCGACGCCCAGAAGGCGCTTCTTGAACTCGCTGGCGGCGGCAACCTGGGCGCTGGTGAAGGTGTTCTTCACCGGCTCGTCATCGGGGCGGTCGACGCGGAAGTAGTACCAGCTCTCGTCGGTCACCTCGTTGCGCTGGAAGTACAGGGCCTGGGGGAAGCAGTTGGCGATTTCCACCACGCCGCCGGCTTCCTGCAAGGCCTTGTCGCGCATCTGCTTCTGGTTGAGCAACTGGTCGTCGTGGTTTTCGCTGTCCTCGAGGTGCTGCATGGCACGGTTGAACTTCTCGATGTCGAGCTTGAACCAGTACAGGCGGTTGCCGAACCGGAAGTGGAATTCGCCGCGCTTGCTCCAGTCGTACATCAGCAGCGCCTTCTCGGCCGCGCTGTCGGCGATCAGCAGCGCGCCCTCATGGCGGGCCGACTTGAGGTCTTTCTCGATCTGCTTCGCACGCTCGGCGGTGTCGTCGATGAACATCCAGCGCTGATGCAGGTCGTTCCAGTCGGTCTTGCGGTTGCCGCGCTGGCTGATCTGCGCGGCTTCGCACACGTAGCCCAGGGCGCGGGCTTCCTTCACATGGCGACGGGTGTAGTAGTGAGCCCCGGGCTCGTTATCCAGGGCCCAGATGAGCTTGGGCAGCTTGCCGCCGCGCATAGCCGCCAGCTCCCGTAGCGACTGCTCGGGGAAGGCGTTGGAGCTCATGGCGGACACGACCGGCAGGCCGTGATGCAGCAGCGCGATCGCGTCGAAGATGCCCTCGACGATCCACAGCTCTTTCACCTCGAGCAGGTCAATGCAGGGCGGGCACCACCACACGCCGCGTGGCTCTCGCCGGTCTTGAAGCGCGCCTTCTTCTTGCCGAAGCGGTGGGGCTGGTCGATCAGGCGCTCCCAGTAGCCGCCCTTGGCCAGCGCGAAGCGCACCGTGGCGCTGCCAATGTTCAGGTCGCGGTCCCAGTAGCGTTCCTGGGTGTACCAGCCTTCGATGAGCTTCAGGTCGAAACCGCGGGCGTGGGTGAGGTAGGCCTTCGCTGAGGCCTCCGGCTCCTTGTCGGTCGACGGTGCGCGTTTGCTCCAGTCGTCGAACAGGTCGGGGAAAATCTCCTTGATGTGCCAGCTCTCGCCGCACTTGCTCTCGCGCCCGCAGCGGATGAACCAGGGGTTGTCCGAGAGGGTGAACAGCTCCTTCTTCAGACAGGCCGGGCATTCGCCCTTGCGCATGTACTTGGTGCCCTTCATGGGCTTCAGCCCGAACTGCTGCTCGAGCTTGCCGAGGACTTCCTGCCGCAGAACGTTATCCATGTCCTTCATGCCGGCAGGTCCTTCAGTTGGCTGCGCAGTTCGCGAACGGTGCGCACCAGGCCGACCATGTGCGGATGGTCTTCGACGATGCGCTTTGCCCGGAATCCCTGCGGGGTGAAGCGGTAGCGGTCGTCGAACCAGAACTCGGCCATGGCCAGTTCGTACTGGCGAACCAGCCAGGCCAGATAGCTCTGTGCCTGCTGCTGATCGACTGTGACGTTGATGGAAATGTCGCCATTCATGGCGGATACCTCGAAATCAGGGCGTAACTTGCCCAAACCCACGCAAGGTGGGGCTGGGGGCTCAGTAGGTCAGGGGTGTTTCGGGCGTCGGTCGACCAGGGCGCCGTGCGGGGCGCTGAGGCAGGCGGTGATGCCGATCGGTTGCGGGGTCATGCCGTGGCCTCCATGGGCAGGGTGTCGAGCAGGTCCAACTGATCGGATTGGGCGCGGGCTTCGCGCAAGGCCTTCATCCGTGTAACCGAAGGGGCCACAGGGAGTTGCACCCGTGGCTTGTCCAGCCCGGACGGGCTGAGTTCGTAGTCCCAGGATTGCGAGCCTGCGAAGGTGGCGCCGCAGGCGACGCTCATGCACTGCCCCCAGATGCTCCGGCAGATGGCGCTCTCGCCTTCGCTGTTGCGGATACGCAGCTTGCCGCCGCAGGCCGGGCATACCAGCTTGTAGACGCTCATGCCTTGCTCCCGTCGCTGTGCACGGAAATCACGGCCAGCACCTCGCCGTGACGCTCCGCCAGGTAGTCGGCGTGGGCCTTGAGGATCAGCCTCGCCTCGTCGTCCTCGATCACGCCATCTTCCAGGGCCTTCTCGATGATGAGGTCGACCGCACCGCGCTTCACCGAGGCGCGCACGGAACGGCTGTACAGATCGACGTTGTCGACCGTCTCAGGGTCCGGCAGCGCGACGAACATGCCGCCGTACAGGTGGGCGATGTAGTCCGGCAGGTAGTGGGTGCCGGCGTCCTGCTCGAGCACGAGCATTTGCTCGTCGGTGAGCGGGCGGCTGCCGGCGGACTCGTAGGCGTGGTTGTCGAACTTCTTGAGGTCCATGCCCAGGCGGGCAGCGGCGCACTCACGGCCACCCGGGAAGGCCCCGATGATGGCTTGAACGACCTTGCGGCGGCTGTCTAGGAAATTGCGTTTCATCTTCTGGTTTCCCCCCCGGGGCCGCTGCCACTACTGTGCGATCACGCCGTCTTTGATGCCGAGCAGGACGGCTGCTCGATGGGCCTCGCCGCGCAAGCACTTCTTCTGACCGTTCAACACCGCGTAGACGGTGGAGACGTGAATCTTGTTCTTCTCAGCGAATTGCTTGACAGAGAGGCCTTGCCTTTCAAGCCGCTCACGGGCGGCTTTGCAGGCTTGCTTGGGGGCGTAGGTGTCAGCCATAGTTCAAATTCGTGTGATTTAGAGTGGGAATGCTGACGATGATGGTATCGAAAATTGTGACTGTCAACGTCTAAGGCACAAATTTTATGACTATTGGCGAGCGCCTGAAGGAAGAGCGGCTGCGAATTGGGATAACCCAGTCGGTGCTGGCTGAGCATTGTGGGGTCTCGAAAAACACCCAACTGAACTATGAAAAGAACGAGAGAAGCCCTGACGGGGCCTATCTCGAAATCGCCGCTTTAGTAGGTGTCGATGTGCTGTACGTGATTACAGGCCGCCGCCTTCCTGCCGACCTTGACGTGCTGAGCTCCGCCGAGCTCGACCTGCTGCGCTTCTTCAAGGGCATGTCGCCGGACGACCAGGTGTCGTTCCTGCGCGTCGCCAAGGGCATGTTCATCGCTTCCAATTCCGTGCTCCCTGACTGAGTTCAATCTTGTTCCGCTGCTACATCTTGGTTGTGCTTGCGAGGGAAACAGCAGGTACCGCCTGTCGATGATGTCATTTTGATTCGAAATGCTCAGACCATCGGATAAGGATTTCCGCTGGTGGCACGCTTGCCCATGCAGAGAATGGGACGCTCCCCTGGGCGGTAGGACGATGGCAAGGTGCCGTCGGGCGCCCAGGTTGTGAGGGAGTACACCCATGGAGCACGGCAACCTTGTGGCCCAACCTGTCACCGAACAACCTCTGCCGACCGAACGGCTATGCGCACGGGAGCGGTCGCTGCTGCGACTCTTCCGTGCGCTGAAGCCGGATGATCAGGCGGTGGTGTTCAAGTTGATGGGGGGCCTGGCGGCGCTCACGGAACTGGAAGGCTGAGCGGACCCCCGGCGCGACGCCGGGGGCACATACCGGCGGAGATGGTTGATGTGCTACGGTTCGCCGATTAGGGCCGCGGGGCTCGGTGGAAATCAGACAGCTGTCGCTGCGGCAGCACTCAGGAGAACGGAAGCATGCGCATGGAATTCGGGGTGGTCGCTGCCCTTTGTCTGACTGCCCAACTGGCGCAAGCCGCTGACTGCGCGACGGTCTTGGAGAAAACCGCTTCCGAGCGACACCTGACCAACATAGGGAACGGCGAGACACATGCTCATTTCCGGGACGGCCCTCAGATACAAGTTTCTGTGGGTTGTGAGCTTGGGAAGCCGAATGTGCAGGTCAGTTGGGACGGCGGTTCGCCCGACAAGGCATTCTACGACCTGGTCGGCCGCCTCGGTCAGGCGGTAAGCGGTAGCAAACCCTCACAGGTCGTGCAGGCCGCGAAGAGCTGTAGACAGCAGGCTCTGCAGGATGGCGGCGAGATTGGTCAGGTTGAGCAACCTGGTTTGGCCGTGGAATGCCAAGCATTCTCCCGCGATGGTGGTGGCACCACGATCAGCGTCTACGCCGACTGATCACCCGCCGGCCTTGCTTTCCTGAAGCCGCAGCCATTCCCGGTCCACCGCGCGTTTCGCGCTTCCCTTCGTGCTGTACAGGAACCGCAGGCGACGTGGCTTGGTCTGGTCGCCGGCGGTCAGGTAGCGCTCTACGCCCTTGGTGTCTCGGTAGTAGGCGATGATCCCGGTGTAGTCTCCCTGCTGCTCTTCCCACAGGTCTTCCACCAGGTCTTCGGGCAGCTTGCTCTCCAGGTCAAGGCTGGTGACGAATCCCTCGTCGGCGCTCAGTCGATGCTGAACATTTCCGCCGTACCAGATGATCGCGTCGATTTCCCCTTTCACGCCCTGGAGGGTGTAGGTCAGCTCGGGGATCAGGTCGGCGCGCCCGCGTGCCAGGTTGTAGCTCAGAGTGGCGCTGCCGCGTTGGACCCGCCGCCACTCTGCGCGGGCAGCGCGGAGCGCGCTCTGCAGATCGCCATAGGTGTGCCGCAGGTTCTTCAGGTTCTCTCCACCGCCGGCGATTGCTTCACGCTTCTTCGCGCTGTTGACGTCGTAGTAGTAGGCGCGTACGCCGTCGTAGCTGTCGCGGTCGGCCAGTAGGTAGCGGTGGCCGTCGCCATCTGCGCGCACCAGGGTGATGTGCGGCAGTGCCAGACCGCTGACACTCTTTCCACCGCCCGCCGGCATGCACACCAGGCATCCGGCTTTGACGGTGGTCACAGCGTCGAAGTCGTCGCCCAAACGAGTGAGCAGGTTGGCATCGGACTCGTTGGCCTGGTCCAGCTGGAGGATGGTCTGCGCCTTGAGCGTTTCCGCCAGACGCAGCTGAAGTGCGTTGCGCTGGGCGACATCAGCGAGGACTTGGCCGAGCGTGGTGTTGCTCCAGCTGCCCTCACGCTTGACCTTCAGCGCCTTGCGCAGATCCGCGCTGCGCGCGCGAATGCCGAGCAGATCTGGTGCGCCGCTGTGCTCGATCTCGTCGACGGTGTAGGTACCTTTGTCAACGAGGCCTGTGTCACTCCAGCCCATCCACAGACGCAGGACGGCGCCCTTGGACGGGATGGCGAGCAGGCCGTCGTGGTCGCTGAGGCTGATGCTCAGCTGGTCGGCCTCAATGCCGCGGTTATCGGTCAGCTCCAGGGTGATGAGCCGCGGGCTGACCAACTGGGCGATGTCGGCTCCGTCGACGCTGAGGCGAAAGATCGGGACGGGGTAGTTGGCGTCGCGCAGGTAGTCGTCAGCGACGCTGCGGACGTAGCCGATGCCGTCGTCGAGCAGGCTCATAGGATGGCCTGCAGGATGCTGCCGGCGCTGCCGGTGAGGGCGCCGAGCAGGTCGACGCGGCCGTCGTCGATGCGCTTGAGATCGAGGCTGAACTCAATGCGACGCGGAGCGCCATCGGGGAAGAACAGGGTTCTTGTCGTGGTGATCTTCTCGATCACCCACAAGCCCAGGATGCGCCCGTTACCTTCCACCAGCGGCCATGCCTTGCCCGTGTCTGCCATCTGCCGCAGGGCGTCGAGGCTGAGCAGGGTGCCGGCCAGCTCCGGCAGCAGGACGCCCGGCAGCTTGATGGTGTCCTCGCCGCGGCCGAGGTATTGGTGCGATGGCCCGGCGCCGACGCGGTTGGTGGAAGGGTGGCGCCACTCGGTGTCCTGCTGGAGTTCCTGGTAAGCGAGGGTGTGCAGGCTGAAGACGAACATGCCCATGGCCATCATCATGGTCGGTTACTCCCTGTCGCCCAGGCGGGAACGCACACGCGCTGCCTTGTTGCGCTCACGCTCATCGAGCATCTGCTCGAGCATACGGCGCAGTCCTGCCGTGTCGGTGCCCGGACCGGCCTGGATGGTGATCTGGTAGGTGTCGCCCATGATCGTTGGCGCCGCCGAGGCTGCGCTGATCGGTGGGCGGTCGTCGATGGCCACGGCAGGGCCCACTCCGCCTAGCACCAGAGCGCCGGCCGCGGCCAGGCGCTTGCCCATCTCGCTGATTGCGCTCAGGGGTTCGCTCTGGCCCTTGCTGATGCCCAGGGCGAGGCCTGCGGTGGTGAAGCCGCCAAGCTCAGCGAAGACGCGGCTTGGCGAGTGGATGTCCAGCTTCTCCTTGAACCAGGTGATGGTGGAGTCGCCCATGTTGCCGATCGCGTCCTTGAGGGCGCCGAGCTTCGAGGTGATGCCGTTGATGAGCCCGTCAAGGAGCATGCTGCCGAACTCGCTGAACTTGCCCGGTAGCTCAATGCCGAAGTAGCTCATGACACCCGCGAAGGCGCGGTAGAACAGGCCCAACGGGCTGAAGTCGAGGATGTTCCGGGCAATGCCGGCAAGGCCGTCGTTGGCATTGGCCTGGAATTCCTGCCAGAGGCCGCTGAAGTAGGCCTTCACTGCATCCCAGTTGCTGTAGATGAGGTAGGCCGCGGCGGCCAGTGCCGCAACGGCAGCGATGACTGCCAGCACCGGCCAGAGGGCGGCTCCGGTGGTGACGGCGAACAGCGTCATGGCGTAGCGCACCATGGCGAACGGGCCGAGCAGCCCCGCCATGACGATGGCCAGGCTGCCGAGCACGGCAGCGAGCATGCCGATCACCGCCACGGACTTCAGCAGCAGCGCTGCGGCGACGGGGTTGGCCTGCATCCAGGACGTCACACCCTTGACCACATTGGTGAGCACCTCCAGGGCGCCGACGTAGCTGGGCAAAAGCGCGTCGCTCATCTGCTTGTAGGCGTCGGCTCGCTTCGCGAGCAGCTCCAGTTCCTTGCCCTGGGCGGTGTTCAGGCCCTTGTTGTACAGCTCGTCGATGCCGTCTGCGCCGGCGTTGAGCTTCTGGTTCTTGGCGATCTGAGCCTGTTGCAGGTACATCTGCGAGAACAGGTTCGACGCGGTGCGGTTGGAGAAGATGCTGCCGATGGTGTCGAGCACCTGCTGCTTCTGGGTTATCCCCTTGGAGGCGAGCTGCGGCAAAAGCACCTTCTGCATCCACTCGAACTGGTTGGAGCGGAACAGGTCGCTACCCTTGATGGCGCCGACGTCGAGGAATGCAATCTGCCCAGCCTTGTCGTACTTCAGCTTTTTCGGGTCGACCAGACCGAGCTGCTCGAGATTGTTCGCCGCGCGCTTGGTGGTGCGCCCCTGATAGAGGTTCTGGTAGGCGCTCATCAGGGCGACACCCACCGTTGCCCCTTTCATTTCCTGGACCAGGGGTTCCAACTGGTAGTAGAAGGCCTCGTCGTTCAGCCCCTTTGCTGCCAGGCCGCCCCTGCCGATCAGTTGGAGCCACTGGTCTGGCCCGACGCGGCCGCCAGTGGCGGTCAGCACCTTCTGGACTATGTTGGCCTGCTTGCGGAACTCTTCTTCGCTGGCCAGCCCGCCGCGCAGCTCAATGACCTTGAGCATGTCCATGAACTTGCGCTCGTTCTCGCCGCCGTCTTCCTCGCCGTACATGGCCTCGTTGGCGAATTTCATCTTCGCCAACATGGGCGCCACCATCTGGGCGTGGTGCTCGTCGGCGAACACGGTCATGGCGTCGCGTACGAGAGTGAGGTTGTCGGTGGCGCTGGTGCCGTAGGTCTTCATGGCCTTGGCGAACTTGACGGCGTCGGCGGTGGCCTGGTCGCCGAGGCCGAGCGCAGCGATGCGGCTCTCTTCCAGGGCGAAGTTCTTGCCTTCCTGGACCGGCGCGTAGAGGCCATGGCCGATGCCGTAGGCCGCCGCCCAAGCACCGGCGCCAACCATGGCGGCCTTGCCAGCATGGCCGCGCGTCCGCTCCATGTTCGAACGCGCACGCGCTACAGCACGCTCACGCTCCCCCAATCGACGGAGGCGCTCTTCCTGCTGCTTCAGTGCCTGGTTGGCCTGGGTGATTCGGGTTCGCAGGTCTCGCTCATGCTGCCCCAATTGCCGGGTGTTGATGCCAGCTTCGCCTAGTCTGGTGCGCAAGGTTTGGAGTGCCCGAGACTGCGTCTGGTGCTGAGCCTTAAGGCGCCCCGCCTCACGTATTGCCGCTTGGTATTCCCTGTTGAGCGCCTTCGTTGGCGTACCAGCGGCGCCAATTTGCTGGGCAAGGGCCCTGACCTTCGCCTGTGCCGCGGCCATGGCGGTGCTGTTCTGTTGCAGCGCCGCCTTCTGGGCACGAAACGCGCTGACGTCCTTCTGCTGGGCGTTCAGGCCTTTGAGCTGCTCGCGAGCAGCCTTCAAGGCCTTGGCCGTCTCCCCGCTGCCCTGGGTGATCTTCTTCAGCGGCCCGAGGGCCTTGTCGATCACGCCGAGCAGCACGCGCAGCTTGAGGTCATTCGCCATCGGCGGAACTCCTTACCCGGGCACGCTCGCGCCACTCCATCAGTTCCGAAACGGACAGCCGGTCCATATCGGCCGGCGCCCAGTGAAAGACCACGGCCAGGTCGGCCATGGCGTCTTCTACTCGAGCAGGTAGGCCGCCCGTACCTGCTTCTGCAGCAAAAAATCGCTCACCTTGGCGCCGCAGGCGAGCAGGTCGGCCGGGTCCATTGCGGCGGCTTCCGCCTCGGTGACGCTGGGACTGCTGATGCGCGGCAGCAGCTTGATCAGACTGGCCACGTCCATCTGCAGCAGAACGGCCATCTGCAGGCCGCGAAGCTCACCGGACTGCGGTTTGCGCAGGGTGATCCGGTCGATCTCCGAGGCGCCGCGCTTGATCGGGGTGTCGAGCACCACGACGTTGTCGGGGATGGTTTCTTCCAACGGGGCTTCGATGGGGGCGGCGGCTTGAGTGTCGAGGTCGTTCATGGGGGCTCCTTGGATCGAAAAAGGAGCGGCCGGCGGCGCCATCCCTGGCACTTACACGGCCGCGAAGGTGGTGCGATGGGTCAGATGCCGATGGCCTTGCGCTGCTCGGCGAGCATGTCCTTGCCGTCGACCTTCTCGATGAAGTTGAGCAGGTCGATTTCGACGACTTCCTCGCCGCCGACAGTGAGCTTGTAGTAGCTGCAGGTGACGGTGAACTTGTGCTCGGTGTCTTCGCCGGGCTTGGCGTCGCCCATGTCGATCTCTTTCACGCGACCGCGGACGACGATTTCCACCGCAGTGACCTCACCGCTGTCGTCCTGCTGGTAGGCACCAGCCCAACGCAGCGGCACGGCGGTCACGGTGGCGGCGGCGAACTGCTTGATGGTGATCACGTCCAGGCCGCCCTGGGTGAACTCGATAACGAGGCCGTCGTCGCTGAAGCCGAGGTCGGCTTCCACCGGGCCGTTCATACCAGCGGCGCGGAAGGACTCCATCTTGCGAGCCAGCTTGGGCGGGGTGACCGACTTCGAGACGCCGAGGAAGCTATTGGCGTCGTTGAAGAGGTTCATGTTCTTGAGTTTGCGCGGCATGGCCATGGCTGGGCTCTCCGGGGGTCAGCGCAAACCCTCCCGCGCGGGGGAGGGCGCGGGATCAGGCGTTGATACGGCTGGCGAAGTCGACCAGGTACGTGTCGGTGATTTTCTGCTGGAAGGTCAGGTCTTCCAGCGGCGGGACCGGGGTGTAGTCGTAGCTGATCTTCAGCTTGCCGGCCTTGAGCGTGGTGGCGTCGTTGAGGCTCTCGTCGTACCAGGCGTCGAAGCCCATCAGGTAGCCATTGGCGACCAGCTCGCGGCCCTTGGCCTTCAGGCCTTCGATGATGTCCCGCACCAGGGTCGGGTGCATGGGCTTGTCGACGGCCCAGAAGTGCGCGTCGGCCATGGTGTCAGCCAGCACCTGGGCGGTGCGGGTGTAGTTCTCGAAGGCGAAGAGCGGGTCTTCCGAGCAGGTACGCGAGCCCCAGAAGCGGTACCCGCTTTCGTTGATCAGCGTGGTGACGTCGGCCTCGTTGAGGTAGTCGCTGTCGGTGGCGGTGCTTTGCAGGTCCCAGTAGACGTCGGCGCTGATGCCGGTCACGCCGTTGACGGCGACGTTGGACAGGGTTTTGTGCCAGCCGACTTCCTGGTCGATCTTCGCGCGCAGGCCCAGGGCCAGAGCGACGGCCGGGGCGGTGACGGTGGCGTTTGCGGTGGTGTCCCAGCGCTGGAACTCGGGCCAGATGACCATGGCTTCGCGCGCGCCGAAACCTTCGCGGTAGGTGGTGGCTTCTTCCTTGGTCTTGGCGCCATAGGCCGAGACGTAGGCGAAGGCGCGCAGCTTCTGGGCCAGTGCGACCAGGGCGGTGGCCACCGGGAGGCTGTCCAGGCCTGGCACCCCGAGAATGCGCGGGGTGATGCCGAACTTCTGCTTGGAGCTTTGCAGGGCCTTCATGCCGGTGTACTTGCCATCGGCAGTGGTGGTGCCGACCAGGTTGCTGGTGGTGGCGGCATCGTCCTCGCCCTTCGCGACGCGCACGACGATGGTGAAGGCGTTGGTCTGGTCGGCGATCGCCTGCAGGGTGGCTGCCAGCGTGCCGTTGGTGCCGGCCTTGCCGACAGCGGCTTGGACGTTGGTGATCAGTACGGCTTCGTCGAGCGGGAAGAAGTCGGCGTCGGCATCTTCGGCGACGGCTACCAGGCCGATGACGGCAGTGCTGACGGTGCGGATCGGGCGGATGCCATCGTTGATCTCAACGACGCGCACACCGTGGTGATATTGGTCTGGCATGGGCCTGTGCCTGTACGGGTGGATGACAGTGCACAGGCTGCCGCGCGCGCGCGGCCGGGGCGAGCAGGTCACCCTGTAGCGGCAGGCGCTACAGGGTGAAGTCAGAAGGAATCGGGGTGGCGGTAGTGCGAGGAACCGCCGAGACGCACGCCGGCCCACATGAGCCAGGCGCGCCATCGGGCAATGCCGGTTGTGCGCAACGCTTCGCGGAAAATCCGGTCTGCGCTTTTCCTCGGGACCAGGCCGCTGGAGTACAGCCAGTCGTGCAAGGTGGCGGCGGCGTGGCCGTAGGCGCCGACCAGGTCGAAGACGACCGGCAGGCGCGGCACGCTGGCGAAGTCCGTTTCGAAGCCTCGGGCGACTGCAATGCGCCCGTGCTCGGCGTCCTCGTAGACGAACTCGCTCAGCAGCTTCCAGGTCTTGCGGTCGCCCTGCAGCTCAACCTGCAGGGCTGTCAGGAAGCGGCTCATGCCGGCCAGCCCTGGTCGAGCTGGTCGTCGGTGTAGGTGCCTGCCGCAAGCGCATCGAGCAGCGCGGCCTCGCGGTCGAAACAGGCCTGCACATGGGCTCGCATGGCACTTGCCAGGGCGATGATCTGCTGCGCGGCCAGGTCGACGAACCCGTCGGCGGTCTTCCACTGGCAGGTGTAGTTCTGGTCGATCACTGCCTGCAGCGCAGCACCGGTAACCATTGCCTGACTGTCGCGGTCAGTGGGCACGTCCATGCTGTTGACAGTGATGCCGGCGGTTTCGGCCTGGTAGCGGCGAGCGGCAATAACTGCAGCGTGATCAGGGCCAGGCGCGACCTGAAGGGCAGGATGCCCCCCAGGGCCTGGCACGATCATTTTCCCTTGAGCTTGCCCAAGCATCAGAGCGGAATACTCCGGCGCCGAGACTTCGACCGCATCGTCAGGAATTGCCAAACCGTGGATTTCCGGGCTGTAAAAACCGCGCTCGCTTGCCGAATAGAGCATGAGTGTTCTCCTACCAACCTATGCCAAAAATGAAAGCGGAAGTAGCGAGGGATGTACCTTGGTTCTTCGCATTGATTGCACCGCCGGTCTTATTGACGGTGTTTATGTTTGCCGCCCTGGCCGATGCAGTTCCCAAAATTTCGCTCGTTGCAACGAGCGCTGCGTTTGGGAATGCCAGCGGCCAGGTAAAGTTGATGATGGAATCTGCTGCGCCATCGGGAACGTTGATGGAGGTCCAGTTCAGGATTAGGCCGCTCGGGAGCTTCTGATATCCACTGGGCGAAAGAGATGAAGCGAACCCAGCAGAGGCGCCCAGCTGAATGCCGCCCCATCCGTACCATGAGCCGCCGCCCACATAGCCAATTGTCACAGTGTCGCCGGGACCGAGAACGAATGTGCGCGGTGTACCGTTACCGACGCCATACAGGTTCTGACCCGCCGGTGACTGCACCGTCACAACACCAGAGCCAGTGTTGTTGATTTGAAACTTGGCGCCCACCGCCTCGGGCGTTCCACTTGGCAGGGTGACGGTGATTGTGCTTGAGCAGTTGATAATCTGCCCGGCGAGATCCAGCGTTAAGGCTCGGGTCGTATTTACGCTGTTCTGACTTGCAAAGTTTCCCAGCGCGCGCTGTACGAACTGAGTCGTAGCAAGGCTGGTGTCATTGTCGAACTTGGCCGGGGTTGGCGCTTTGGGATCACCGGTGAAAACCGGTGAAGCCGACGGCGCCAAAGGCGCAATAGCGGCCTGCACAAAGGCCGCCGTCGCGAGCTGCTGAGTATTGGTGCCAGGTGCAGCAGTTGGCGCAGTTGGCGTACCAGTGAGCGCAGGAGAAGCCAGGCGCGCGAGGCCGTTGGTGATGTCCTGGAAGACCAGGGCGGTAGTTCCTACGACGATTGGCGCGTCAGTGATCAACTGCCAGATGGTGTCGGCCTGAGCAGTGCCACTCTCGACCGATACCGTAAGCGACGGCGTTACCTCGGCGTTCTCATCGGCATCTGCACTGCGCGCCCACGCGCCGACCGCCGCAACATAGATGCCGTTCTGACTGCCGGTCCCTTGGTTCTTCACCAGGACCCGGTCACCAGTCACCAGTACCACGCCATCGATGGTGGGCAGGCCGTTCAGCGCGATGTTCGCGGTGGTGGCCGCTCGCACGGATGCCTTCGCGTCCTGGCGGTTGATCGCGGTGGCGATGGCTTCGTCGCAGTAGGCGCGGGTGGCCAGCACGACACTGGGATCGATCTTCAGCTCGACGGAACCTGTGTTGTTGACGATCAGCACCATGCGCACGGTCTGGGTTCGACCGCTGCCCTCGGCGAGCTGGGGCTTGTAGGACGGGGCGCAGTTGGCGATGGCGATCAGGGCGCCGGTGTTGTCCAGCAGACCGATTTCCCGAATCCACCAGCCGCCCACCGATTCTGGGATGACCTGCTCGGCGATGATCTGCGAGGCGTTGCTCGGGTCGATCTTGAGTTGATTCAGCGGCGCGCGGCGCACCTCATTGACCAGGGTGGTGCGGTTGGCGTCGGGCACCGGCACGTTGCCGTTGCCGTCGCCCACGGCCATCTGGGTGATCTGCAGGGTGGTACCGAGGGCGGCGGCGTTGGCCAGCTTGGCCGCGCCGACGGCGGTAAGGATCGCGTAGTAGGTCACTGCCATGGGTAGACGCTCACAGTGTCGATGGTATGTTCGCGGCCCGGCATGCTCAGCACGCCGGTGACCTCGATTGTTTCGGGGAGGTAGGGGTAGACGGTCAGGGTGTCGCCGTCGTACTGCGCCGCAGTCACTGGGATGCGGCCTTGCACTTCGAGGCTGATGTCCAGCCCGATCAGGTGGCGGGTCAGCGGCTTGGCGTCGTCGATCAGCCAGCTGAGTTCGGCATACATCTCATCGGTGATACCGGAGTCGAGCACTCCGACCACCAGGGCGAAGGTGCCGGGCACACCGGCCGGCGCCAGTTGCCACCACTCGCGGACCTCGATCAGGTAGCCCAGCGGCTCGACCACCCGACGCAGGGCGCCAATGGTCCCCTTGCGCGAATGGATGAAGTAGGCCGAGCGGATGGCGGCGCGCTTGGCGGCCTCTGGCCAGGCGCTGTCCCAGCGGTCGACGGAGAAGGCCCAGGCCAGGTACGGCAGCAGCTTCACCGGGCAGGTGTCGGGATTGACCAGCTTGCGCAGCGGGATCGGAACGCGCTGAATCTCGGCGAGAGCCTGAGCGGCCAAGCGCTCCAGCTGGGTGGAGTTGCCGGGCAGCAGCGGGTAGAAGGCCGCCATCAGTCGTCGCCCACGGACAGGTGGACTGCGGTGCAATAGGGCGCCTGGGCTTCAGTGGCGACGATGTCAGTCCAGCCGACCAGCTCGACCTTGCGCACGCCCTCGACGTGCAGCGCCGCGTGGACGGCCGACTCTGACACTTCCATGCCCAGCCGGCGGCGTTGGTGGACGTAGGCCAGCAGCGCGGCTTCCGCCGCTTCGAGGATCGGCTCGGACTCAGGGCCGGCGCTCTGCAGGTACACGGTGGCGGTGATGCTGTAGGGGACCACGGTCGCCGCCTGCACGGTAAGGCGGTCGGCCACTGGGCGGCGGTCATCGTCGCTGAGGTAGGCGTCCACGATTGCGACCAGGTCGGCCGGCGCACTGCCGTCCACGGCACTGCCCTGGACGGTGACCACCACCACAGCCGGTGATGGGCTGACCGCTGAGGCGTCGGCAACACGGCCATCTGCAGCGCGTGCGTGGAAGATGTAGCTGTTGCGGGGGCCTGCGGTGCTCAAGCCTTCCCACGCCATCTGCGCCCGCTCGCGCAGGCTGTCGTCGTCTTCCAGGACCTCGGCGATGGGTGGAACGGCAGTCGGATCGCCCGGGGTGACCACCAGGCGCTTGACGTTGTAGTTGGCGGCGAGCTGCTCAAGGTCACTGCCGGCGACATAGGCCAGCATGTTGGCAAGCGACGCCTCGTTGACCCGCTGCCGCCAGATGACCTCGCGGTAAGCATTTTCCTCGAGCAGCTTGGTGAGGGGCTCGGACTCCAGCTCCAGGCGAGCGGCAATCTCTGCCTGCTGGGCGGCCGGGTAGAGGCTGACCAGGTACGCCTTGCGTTCGGCGAGGATGGTCTCGAAGTCGATCGACTCGACCACCTGGGGAACGGGCAGCTGGCTCAGGTCAATGGCGCTGAAAGTCGTGCTCATGCGGCCCCCAGGCTGAGCGGAATGCTGATGTTCTGCGGTTCGTTGTTGTCCACGAGGGTTCCTTCCACCTGCAGTACCACTGCGCCCTGCAGGCTGACCCCGGTGAACTGCACGCGGCTGATGCGAATGCGCGGCTCCCAGCGCATCAGCGCCATGACCGTCGCCGCATAGACGCGCAGTCGGGTGGCGTCGTTGAAGGGCTGGTCGACCAGGTCTGGCAGCTGGCTGCCGTATTCGCGGCGCATGCAGCGGGTACCGATGCGGGTCATGAGCACGTCGGCGATGCTCTGCCGGATGTGCTCGATCGTGCCGAGACTGCTGCCGCTGATGCGGTTCATTTCGGCGCTCCCGTGTTGCTGCCGCCGCTCTGCACGCCGCCGTGTACGTGGTGCACCAGGCTGATGCCGGCGGCGACGACGTCGACGGTGACCTCGACGTTGCCGGTGACTTGCTGGTTGCCGGTCTGGATGAGGTCACCCTCAAGGGTGATGTCGCCGACGATGTGCACGCCGCCGTCGCTGATCAGCTCTGTGGTTCCCCCGCCAGGAAGGTGAGCGCGCAGATGATGGGCCTGGCTGTCGTACTCGATCACGGCGCCGTCTGAGTACGTGCGGCGGTGAAGCTTGGCGCGATCGCCATTGGCGGGGTGGGCGTTGCTGAACAGGCCAGTGATCGCCACGCCGTTGGCCAACTGGCCGGACGGGCTGAGCAGTAGCACCTGCTCGTCGATCGTCGGCGGGTCCCATTCGCGATCGGCCCCCGCGCGCGCAGCCTGCCATGGCAACCAGCTGGTCAGCAGGTCGCCCGTTTGTACGCGGACGCGCGCCTTGACCAGGTCGACTTCGGCAATGGTGCCGATGCGGATCAGGTTCTCGATGAGGCGGGCGAGTTCGGCATAGTCAGTCATGGCGCCGAGCATGGCGCTCACGCGCGCGCGACGCAGCCGCGCGGTCCTGTAGCGCAGCGGCTTACAGGGGGATGTGCTCGAGCAGGCCGTCGCGGATCAGGTCGAGGTCCGCGTCGGTGAAGCCGAACAGCTTGCGCTCGGGATAGCGCACGTCGGGCGCACCTGGTGCGGCGCGATCCTTGAGGCCGAATTGGTGGACGCGGGCGATACGGGAGATGCGGCCGGCGAAGCTCAGCACGATGGCCTGCGAGTCGCCCTTGGCCTTCAGGTAGCGGGCAGTGCGCAGCTTGGTGAACATGGCGGCGCGGCGTTTGATGTGACCCGCCTTGCCGCGCAGCTCGCGGGGCTTGCGCGCTGTGTACGCGCTGCCATCGGGGTTCTTCTGCGCGGCGATGCGCTTCTGCTGGCTGCGGCGCAGGCGACGGGCCAGGTCGGCGGCCAGCTTCCTGCGCTCGCCGGGCTCCAGGGCGCGCAGTACCGGGCCTGCCCAGTCCTCGAGCGTGTCGAGCGGGTCAGCCATCGCTCGGGCGCTTCGGGTTCGGCATGGTGAGCGCCATGCCATCTGGCGCGGGCGCCGGTACCCACTCCGCCAGCAGCTCACCGTTGGCGATGAACTGCATGGGGCCGTAGGGCTCGTAGACGTCGTACTGCGGTTCGGTGACGTGGGTGACGCTGTAGGTTCCGTCCTCGAGGCGCTTGATGACCACGCGCTCGGTCAGCGGCAGCGTGATGGCCAGGTCGACCTTGCTCTTGTCGATGATCTCGGCCTCGAACTTGATGCTCTCGGCCGCCTTGTCGAGGTTGGTCAGCAGCTCGCTCTGGTGCTCACGTACCCAGCCCAGCAGCGGCAGCATCACGGCATCAGGCGACCCCGGGAAGTCAGTCAGGATGACCTGCAGGGTGTAGCCGTATTCGAAGGACAGGGAGGCCGCCGCGGTGCAGCGGACGGTGCCCTCGTCGATGAAGATCAGCAGGTGCTCGGGGTCGTGCTTGAGTTGCGGTACCGAGGCGAGCAGCGCGGCGCGCAGGCTATCGGGCTTGTACATGCTGGGAGTGGTCCTGCTGGTAGCGGTAGATCATGTCGACCTGGGCGGCGCAGTCCGCCCAGGCGGCCTCGGCGCGGTCGGTGTCGTGGAGCAGTTCGCCGTTACTGGCCGGCGCCGTCGCGGGCAACTGGCACTGCACCACGGCCGGACAGCCAGTCGCGATAAGCGTCTGCTCCGATGATGGCCGGGCGCTGCCGCAGGCGGCGAGCATCGTCAGGCAGAGGCTGAGCAGCCCATGCGCGTAGTTCCTCGTTTTCACGCTTCAGGTCCTCGATCAGGCGTTGCCGGGTGGCCAGCCCCAGGCGGAGCTGGCCCTGTGTGGTGCGCAGGCTGGCCTGCGCTTCACGCTCGGCGCGCAAGTTGGCGTACAGGGCGGTGACGATGCCGGCCAGGCGCTCGTTCCGAGTCTCGGCGTCCTGGGTCTGCTGGTTGGCCAGTGCCAAGGTGGCGTCGGCGGCCAGGTCGCGCTGGTAAAAGCCCCACAGCAGCAGCGCCAGGGCGCCCAACAGGGCGATGCCGTAGAGCGCCTGGCGCAAGGTGCTCATGCGCGGTACCAGCCCAGGCGGTTCATTTCGCTCACGTCGAGGCGGCGGACGTCGCCACGCACGATCAGGCACTTGATGCCGGGCTTGGCGATCTGTAGCGCCTCGGCCAATGCGCGAAAATCTTCCCGCGGGAAGTCTTCCGGCAGCACCAGGACGTCACCGTCCTGCGGGTCGATTCGGCGGAGCTGGTCTAGGTCGATGCGCTGCTCGTTAATGATGACCGAGGCTCGACGAGCGGGTGGGGCAGGGGGTGGCGCTACGGGGCGAGGACTCATGCGACCTCCTTCAGGCTGGCCGAGTAGCGCTCGAAGGCGCGCTGCAGCTTCACGTCGTATAGGTTCCTGGCGTAGGCCGGCCCGTTGTAGAGCTTGGCGAAGTCGGTCCACTTGCGGGCCTTCAGGGCCTTGAGCAGGGCGGGGTCGGCTTCGATGAAGCGCACGAACGCGTCGAGCTGAGCCGGTTCGCCGCTGGACATGGCTTCGGCGAAGGCCTGCACGCTCTCGTAGCCCAGGCGGGTGGCGTGGTAGCCCATGATCTGGAAGGCGCCCCAGCTGGCTGACTCCAGGGCGGCGGTGTCGTCGATCAACCGGGCCTGGGCCAGGCGCTGGTGTTCGGCGACGCCGCCCGCGTATCCGCCCGGGGTGGGGTTGATCAGGCTTGGGTAATGGGCGGCCAGCTCGTCGGCGTGGCGCTTCAGCGCGGCGACGTCGTCGTCAGGGTGCCGTGGCGTGCAGAGCTGGCGATACATCTGGTGCCGCTCGAACAGAATCTTGGGCTTGCCGTTGGGCAGGAAGCCGGCGCCGGCCGACTCGACCTCGTTGACCGCGTAGACGCTGGCGGGCGGCACATCCAGGCGCTTGGCTGCCGCGATCAGGTTGCCAGCGCCCAGCAGCAGAGCGGTGCCCTGGCCGGTCAGCGCCGACTGGGTCTTGGGACCGACGATGCCGTCGTCGACCAAGCCTGCGCCACGCTGGAAGGTTCGCACTGCGGCTTCCGTGGCGTCGTCGAACAGGCCGGTGGCGTCCAGGCCCGCCTTCAGGCGGTCGTTCAGACGGTTCTGCAGGGTGCGGACGTCCTGCCCGCGATCGCCGTGGCGAAGGGTTGTCATGTGGAGGGCCTCAGCAGGGCGGCGACGTTGCCGCGGGAACGGAAAATCAGGACGCACAGCAGGCACGCGGTGATGCCGTGCCACAGGCTGACCGGCGGGCGGTAGAACAGGATTTCCAGGCCGCAGATGGCCATGGACGCACCCAGCAGGCTGGCGACGACCGACATGCCGCGACGATAGCGCGCCGGCCCCCTGCGAAAGCAGGCGATGCGCGCTGCGCCGGCCAGGTAGGCCAGGGCGGTGATGAGCGGGATGATCAGCATGAACATGTCAGCTCCCTCCGCGAATGCGGCGCAGAATCTCGCCGAAGTCGAGCTTGTCCAGCCAGGCTGCGGCCTTGAGGATCAGGGGGATGACCACCACGGCGCAGACCAAGGCGGCGAATTCGCGGGTGGTGAGCCAGGGAATCTGGGCGAGCGCCGGGCCGGCGGAGAGGTACCCGACGCAGGTGGGCAGGATCAGCGCAAACATGCGCGTCCAGACTTTGAAGTCGTGGCGGCTGCTGGTGGTGATCCAGGCGCCGAGGAGGGCGCCGAACAGCACGTAGCCGTCGACGTGGAGGGTGGCGCCAAGGCCCAGCCCCATCAGGAGACCGCCAGCAGCAGTGGTGGTTGGATCAGCCATGTCTACTACTTCCCTTGTTGGTCAATCCCACAGGTTCACTACCTGCTGTGTCGGGGCGGTGTTCTGGGCGTCGGGCATGGTGACTTCGATGCCCTGGGGGAGGATCGGGCCATAGTCGGCCAAGCCCGGGTTCGCCTCGAGGACGGCCTCGGTGACGTTTGCTGTCCGGCCGTAGTACCGCCAGCAGAGCGCTTCGACGGTGTCGCGCTGTTGCGTGCGGAGGATGGCGGCCATCAGATCAGTTCCACCGTCGAGCGCGGCCGATTCACCAGGTCACTGAGTGCCCAGGCGAGATCGCGCCGGTATTCGTCGATGGTCGGGGCGCGCTCTTCGGCGTTCTGGTTGCCGTTGTTGGTGGTGTCGTAGCCGCGGTAGCGCTCGAGCAGCTCGGCTGCGGTGGCGCAGCGCACGGCGCGCTGGTAGTGCAGCACCAGGGCCGATTCGCCGTTTACCTTCTTCGCGGGGACCTGGCTGAGGGTGCTGTAGCCCCGGTCCTGCTGCATGCCCTGCCACTCGACCAGTTGGCGATTGACGTTGAGAAGGGCTGCTACTACGGCGGTTTCGAGCTTGGCGTTGCTGACATCGGAGCCGATGCGCATGTCGTCGCGGAGCGTGTCCAGGTCGATGCCTGGCCAGAAATCGTCGCTGTTGATGGTGACGCCATTGGTTGCGTCGCCGCTGGCTACGAATGCGCTCATGGTCCTGCCTTGAATGGGTAGCCGGTGGTCGGGGCGTCACTGCGCTGGAAGGAGTCACCAGGCAGATCGGCCCCGAGCCGGCTTGGGTGCGCGGGGCGCTCGGTCAGCCCTTGCTGGGCGGATTCTTTCGGGTCTTTCGGTTGCCCTTGCCCGACGGTTTCGGAGGCGCTGAAGGCTTCGCAACGGCTGGGGCGCTCGACGGTGGCGCCTCGGTGGAAGCGGTGGCTTCGGTCTGCTTCTTCTGCAGTCGTCCAGCGGCTTCCAGGTCTTTCTTCCCGCCGCATTTGTCGTGCAGCTCGATGGCACGCGTCAGGAGTGCGATGCCTTCTTCGACCTGGCCGGGCTTGCCCGGAGCCTCGGGGGTGAGCCCGTACAGGGTGGCGCGGCCGAGGGCGAGGAAAAGCTTGGCTTTAACCTCGTCGGGCATGTCCTGCTCGGCGGTGAGTTCGGCAGTGCGTAGCAGTACGGCGATGTCGAACGGTTGGCCGGCTTTCAGGGCCTTGATGGCGCTCTCGGCCACTTCCTCGGCAACCAGGCAGCCGACGGTGCGGTTGAAGCGATCCGGCATCACCAGGCCGTGCGCGAACACGTAAGCGGCGATATCCAGACCTTCGGTGAACGCTCCGGCGTCAATACGCCAGAGCATGATGGTGACCAGTACCTCATCCTGAGCGCCTTGCCCGGCCGAGAGCACGCCCTCGACGTAGGGGGCGTAGGCGGGGAGCAGCTGACGCTTGAGCTCGATCTTGCCCTCGGTGGACTGGATGCCTTTCAGGCGGGCCCGGTCCTGGATGAGTTGGGCGAGCTGGAGTTCATAGGCGGTCAGACCTGCCATGGTCTGGGTTGGGCCAGCGACCTCCGCCGCCGCTTGGGCGGCGGTGACGCGCTGGTAGTGGCGGCGGCAGAGGTTCATGGCGGTTTACCTCACGCGACCTGGAGAGTGATGTTCTCGGCCATCGCGGCGCAGCCGAGGTCCTCGATCACGTAGGAATCGTTGGACGACTCGTAGTTCTCGATGCGGTCGCGCTTGGCGTTGTCCACGATCTGACGGCGGCGGCTCTCTTCCTGCCAGTAGATCGACAGGTTGTCGAGGCGGGTGATCATCAGGCCCTTGGCCGGGAAGAACGGAACGCGAGCGGCAGGCAGACCGCCGATGCGCTTCTGGCTCATGACCACATCGGCTGCCAACTGCTCGCTGGGAGCCTGGTCCTTGTTGACCAGCGGGAAGTACTTGTCGGCGAGCAGTTCGCGGCCACACACGACGACCAGCTCGGAGTCTTCCTGATACCAAGGCTCGATGAGTTCGTTGACCATGGCGTAAACCAGAGCGTCGATGTTCTTGAAGTCGCCCGTGGCGCCGATGAGGATTTTGCCGGCTTCCTTATCGCCCTCGGCCATCACGCGCGCCGCGTTGGTGAGGCGCATCTTCTCCAGCCAGCCGATGTTCACATCCTGCAGCAGGGGGTTGGTGGTGATGTTCGAGGTGGCGGCGCGGCTAGTGCCGTTCCAGCCGATCATGATGCGGTCCAGGGCCTGGCGGCGCAGGATCGCGTCACGAATGCGTGCCTGGAAGTCCTTGAACTTGCGCCAGGCGTCCAGCTTCTTGTACGTGATGTGGCTGTCGAAGTTGGTCTGGGTGCAGAGATAGCCCAGGTTGTCGAGCACGGTCACGTCGCGGGTTTGACGGTCCTGAGCAGTAGTGTCGGTGGTGCTGGCGATCGGGCCGGAAACGCCGAGGCCGACTTTCTCACCGGACTGCTCGGTAACGCCGAGCACGTTGATCTGCTGCAGGAAGCCGCTCGATTCCTGGATGCGGGTTTCCAGGGTCTGAGCGACGGTCGGGTCGACAGAGAATTTGGTGGTGACGTCGTCTACACCGTTCAGCGAGGCGAGCACGCCGAGGTATTCGTTGAACAGGCGGCGGGTATCGTTGTGCATGAGGCTACTCCGTAGCGATAGGTCGGTCGTGGTGAATCAGCAGTCGGTCTTCTCGACCTTGTTTTCGCCGCCGGTTACCACGGGGCGCTTGCTCTGAGTCGTATCGGGGGTCTGGCTGAGCTTTTGCTTCAGCTCGTCCAGGTCAGCGCTGAGCTTGGTCAGTTGGCCGTCCTGGTCGCTCTGCTTGCCTTCCAGGCTGGCGAACTTTTCCGGCAGGTCCTTCACATGCTCGGCCACGGCCTGGACCGCTTCGGCGACCTGGCTGAACTGCTCATCGGTTTGCGCCTGCTTGCCGCTGAGCAGTGCCTTCACGCTGCTGAGTAGCTTGGCGCCCACGCCGGTCTTCAGGTCTTCCACTTCTTCAAAGGTGAGCCCGTCCACTTCGATGGACTCGGAGAACATGGAGGTCTCGGAGTAGTGCCGGTCCTTGAAGGGGCTGGCATCCGGCTTCTGAGCCGAGAAGGCCAGGACGTCAGTGCCCAGGCTTGCCGGGGAGTCGGTGACGGCCAGGCCGACGAGGTAAGCCTCGCCGGTATCGGCGAAGGAATCGTCGATTTCGATCGAGGTGTAGATTTTCTGCTTCGCCTTGTTCATGGCGACCAGGTCGGGGGTCGGCTCGACCTGGACGAACAGGGCCAATTTCTTCTGGCCGTCGACCTCGGCTTCTTCCGCCTTCACCGCCAGGACGTCACCGTAGGCGCGGAAGGGGCTGTCCGGCAGCAGGCTGCGGAAGTGCTCCAGCCAGATGCGGGCGCCGTAGGTTTTCGGGTCGAAGTTCTTGGCGGCTTGCTCCAGCCAGCTGCGCTTGATGGTGCGCTTGTCCGAGGTCGCGCCTTCGACGGCAACGCGGAACCAGTTGGAGCGGAATTTCTTGGCGGGGGTCGACATGTGCTGTCCTCAATACGTGGCGGCGGTCGCCGTGGCGTTGAGGGCATGGTCGGGAGGTGGGGCTAGCCGGGCAACGGCTCGGTCCTGTAAGCGACGGAGCTACAGGAAGCGGGGCTAGGGAGGCTCGCGCGCGGGCGGCAGCATCGGCGCCATGAATGTGACCGCCGAAATTCCCGTCCGAGACAACCGCCGCCAGGCCAAATTCCTGTACTGGATGGGCTGGCGTGTCTGCGATATCGCCGACTTCCTGGACGAGAAGGAGAAGACCCTTCACAGCTGGAAGGATCGCGACAGCTGGGATCGGGCCGACAGCGTAGAACGGATTGGTGGGGCGCTGGAAGCCCGTCTCGTCCAGTTGATCCTGAAGGACGCAAAGACCGGCGGCGACTTCAAGGAAATCGATCTGCTGCACCGCCAGCTGGAGCGACAGGCGCGCATCCAACGCTACCAGGGCGGCGGCAGCGAGACAGAGCTGAACCCGGAGTTGGCGAAGCGCAACGCCGGGCCCAAGCGAAAACCCAAGCGCAACGACATCGACGAGGATTTGGTCGAGAGGCTGCTCGAGGCCTTCCTCGACGAGAGCTTCGACTACCAGAAAGACTGGTACCGCGCGGGCGAGATGCGCACTCGCGTCATCCTGAAGAGTCGCCAGATCGGTGCGACGTTCTACTTTGCCCGCGAGGCGCTCATTGACGCTCTGGTAACTGGGCGAAACCAGATTTTCCTGTCGGCATCCAAGAACCAGGCGCACATCTTCAAGGCCTATATCCAGGCGTTCGCTCGGGACGTGGTAGGCGTCGAACTGACCGGCGACCCGATCATTCTGCCCAACGGCGCCGAGCTGCACTTCCTGGGGACCAATGCCCGCACCGCCCAGGGCTACCACGGGAACTTCTACTTCGACGAATTCTTCTGGACCTACAAGTTCAAGGAGCTGAACAAGGTCGCCTCGGGCATGGCGATGCAGAAGCGCTACCGCCGGACCTACTTCTCGACGCCCTCGAGCATGGCCCATGAGGCGTACACATTCTGGACCGGCGAGCGGTTCAACCGCGGCAAGCCCACTGCCCAGCACATCAAGATCGACGTGAGCCACGACGCCCTGGCGCAGGGCAGGCTATGCGAGGACAAGCTGTGGCGGCAGATCGTGACCATCCGTGATGCAGAGGCTCGGGGCTGCGACCTGTTCGACCTTGATGAACTGCGCCATGAATACGACGCCGAGGCGTTCCAGAACCTGCTGATGTGCGAATTCGTCGACGATGGCGCGAGCATATTCCCGCTGGCCATGCTGCAGCCGGGCATGGTCGACGCCTGGGTCGAGTGGATTGAGGATTACAAGCCGCACGCTCTGCGACCGTTTGGTGATCGTCAGGTTTGGGTCGGTTATGACCCTGCGGAGAATGGCGATAGCGCCGGCCTGGTGGTGGTGGCGCCGCCGATGGTGGCTGGCGGCAAGTTCCGCGTGCTCGAGCGGCACCAGTTTCGCGGGATGGATTTCGCTGCGCAGGCCCAGTTCATCCGCAAGGTCACCGAGCGCTTCTGGGTGACCTACATCGGCATCGACATCACCGGGATGGGTACCGGCGTAGCCCAACTGGTGCGCAGCTTCTTCCCGGCCGTGACCACCTTCAGCTACTCCCCCGAAGTGAAGGTCCGCTTGGTGATGAAAGCCTGGGACGTGATCAAGAACGGCCGGCTTGAGTTCGATGCTGGCTGGACGGACCTGGCGTCGTCGCTGATGGCGATCCGCAAGACCATGACCGCTGGCGGGCGGCAGTTCACGTATACCGCCGGTCGCAACGACAACACCGGCCACGCCGACCTGGCGTGGGCCCTGTTCCACGCCCTGCACAACGAACCGCTTGAGGGCCAGACCAAGGCCAACACCGGGTTCATGGAGAGCTACTGATGAGCACCGCAACGCGCCAGGAACTGGCTACCCAATCGACTGCCGCCGAGGGCGAAGTACTATCGCCGCAGGCGTCCATGGAGGCCTTCACCTTTGGTGAGCCGACCCCGGTGCTGGATAGCCGCGGCATCCTCGATTACCTGGAGTGCTGGTCCAATGGCCGCTGGTATGAGCCGCCCTTGTCGATGTACGGCCTGGCCAAGGGCATGCGGTCGAGCCCTTACGTCCAGTCGGCGCTGATGTTCAAGCGCAACATGCTGGCGAAGAGCTTCATCCCGCACCGCCTGCTGAGCCTGGCGGCGTTCGAGCAGTTCAGCCTGGACTGGCTGACCTTCGGTAACAGCTACCTCGAGAGGCGGCGCAGCAGGCTGCAGGGCACGCTGACTCTGCAGCCGCCGCTGGCCAAGTACATGCGCCGTGGGGTGGAAGAGGGCGTCTTCTTCCAGGTGCTGGGCTGGAAGGATGAGCATGAGTTTGAGGCCGAAAGCGTGTTCCAGCTCCGCGAAGCGGACGTGAATCAGGAGCTCTATGGCATCCCGGAGTGGTTCTGCGCCCTGCAGAGCGCGCTGCTCAATGAGTCTGCGACGCTGTTCCGCCGCAAGTACTACAACAACGGCAGTCACGCCGGCTTCATCCTCTATATGACCGACGCCGCCCAGGATCAGGCGGACATCGACAACCTGCGCACCGCGCTGAAGAACGCGAAGGGCCCAGGCAATTTCCGCAACCTGTTCGTCTATGCGCCCAACGGCAAGAAGGAGGGCATCCAGTTGATTCCGGTCAGCGAGGTGGCGGCCAAGGATGACTTCGGGGCGATCAAGAACATCAGCCGCGACGACCAGCTCGCGGCGTTGCGTGTCTATCCGCAACTGCTGGGGGTGGTGCCGCAGAACGCCGGGGGCTTCGGGTCGATCAAGGAGGCGTCGGAGGTGTGGACCACCAACGAGCTGGAGCCGATGCAGGCGCGGTTGCGCCAGGTGAACGAATGGGTAGGGGAGGAGGTGATTCGCTTCAAGGACGTCGCGCCGCCGCTGCCGGACAAGCGCTGACCTGCCATATCAAAGCCGCCTGCGAGGCGGCTTTTTTACGTCTGCAGGTAAGGATTTTTGCCTGTCTCCAGTATGAAAAGCCCCATCAAAACATACCATTTTCAGTCAGTCCAAGCCAGCTTAATCGGCCTGGAAGCCGCGTATTTACTGGGCTTGCGACAAGCGGCAGCTGACCCGGCGGATGATGCCTCGGCCCAGGCACCTTTCGCAGTCATCGACCAGGTCGAAGCGATCGCAGCAGCTCGGGCACAGGCCGAACGGGGCGATGGCCAGCACCCGCTGCAGCTCCCGACAAGCCTGGTCCTGGCCGTCCTCGCGGAGTGCGCGCAACTGATCCAGGGCCAGTCGGCAGGAGTCAGGGTCCCACAGGTACGGGATGCTGCGCCCATGGTGGTACTGAGCAACCTTCATCAGGTTCAGAGCGCGACCTTGCCTCGTTGTCGACGTCAGCCCTCTGATCGGCCCAAGGTCGTCGCCGCTCATCGTGACCATGCTGAGCTGGCCGGCGCTGTTGTAGCGGACCACTCCCTCGATCGAGGTTCGGGACCCTGGCAGCTCGCGCCCACTGCACAGGTAGGTGCCGGTGACGATCGAGCCTGCCAGCTCAGCGGTGGATGGGTCGACCACGTCATAGATGGCCGTCAGCTCGAACAGCTGAGTGGCCAGATCTTCTCGGGCATGCATGAGTGCGGCGTCGGCAAGGTCGGCCATGGCCTGGTGCTCGTCGTGGTTGATGACGCGCCTGGCGAGCAGGTCGGCCGCGGCTGCCGTGACGGCCTGGTGGTGGCGGTCAGGGTTGCGCATACGCTCGCTGGAGTCGTTCAGAAGGCGGTACCAGCTAGCCAGATCGGGGGGCTGAGGGGGTGTCAT